CCACCACCATCATCGTCATCATCATCAACGTCAGCGTCAGCATCAACGTCAGCGTCAGCATCAACGTCAGCGTCATCATCCACGGCATCCAAAGCTACTACACCAGCAGCATCAACGTCAGCGTCATCTTCCACGGCATCCAAAGCTACTACACCAGCAGCATCAACGTCAGCGTCAGCATCAGCATCAGAAAAAGAAGTACCCTATATACAACCACAGTCATCAGCATCGGCATCCGAAAGTGAAAGTGAAAGCGAAAGGGAAGGAAGGGAAGGAAGGGAAGGAAGAGAATACCGGTATCAAGAAGACTTACAAGAACGCCTTCTTTCAAATATGTCACCAGAGCAACAACAACAACAAAAAGAGTTTATTTTCAATCCCGAAATGTCTAGAAAATCTAAAAAACAACAAAATAGATTCTTAAAAGAAAAAGGTGATGCCGAAAAAAAATCAATTGAACATTTTAATAAACAATTTTCGAATCTTGGTTTAAAATCACCTCTGGGCGACGAAGATGGTTCGCCGTCTCCATCGCCAGAAGAATTAGGAACACAAACAGATGAAAACGCATATAACTTTTTATACCCAACACTTGACGACCCAATGTTTAACATAAAAATCGCATCTAAAAAAGAATTCGCCGACACAAAATATGACGGGACCATACAAAATAGTTTAGAAGAAATAAAAAAACACTCCAACAAAATGTGTAATGCGGATTTCGAACTCTCGCCACACCAACTCTTTGTTCGCAACTTTCTTTCTTTTCAAACACCCTATAACAGCCTTCTTTTATACCACGGTTTAGGAACTGGCAAAACATGTTCCGCAATAACAATTTGCGAAGAAATGCGCGACTACTTGGTTCAAATCGGCATGTCAACCTCGCAAAAAATTATTATTGTTGCTAGCCCAAACGTCCAGCAAAACTTCAAACTACAATTGTTCGATAAAAATAAACTGAAATTAATCGACGGTATTTGGAATATCCGCTCTTGTACTGGTAACAAATACCTCAAAGAAATAAACCCTATGAACATGAAGGGCATGGAAGAAGAAAAAGTCGTATCCGAAATTAAAAAAATTATTCGCCGTTCTTACCGCTTTTTGGGATACGACCAATTTGCAAATCTTATTGAAAAAACATCCGCCGTAAGTGACGATATTACGGATAGGTCACATCGAACCAAAATCATGATGCAAAAACTAAAAGTAGTATTCGGTAACTCCCTCATCGTAATCGACGAGTTCCATAATATCAAAAGCACGGATGAAAAAAGCGGGACGCGTGCCGTCGCAGAACAGTTAGAAAAACTGGTAAAATTTGGACCCTTCCTTATGACGCGTCTTCTTCTTTTGACAGGCACACCTATGTATAATAGTTACCGTGAAATTATATGGTTGCTCAATATTATGCGGATAAATGATGGGAGGGCTGAGATTGATATTCGCGATGTGTTTAATTCTAATCCTGATGAAGGTATATTTGTAGAAACGGTGGATGGACCGGGGCAAATCACCGAAACAGGGCGCGAAAACTTGCGGCGTTTTTCAACAGGATATGTCTCCTATATTCGCGGCGAAAATCCATATACATTTCCCTTTCGTATTTATCCGGATGAGTTCGCCCCCGAACATACATTTTCTGGTGCGGGTGCGGGTGAGGGTGCGGAGTCGCCCAGACGACCCGAACAATATGAAATTCCAAACATGCAAATCAATGGTTTACGAATCCCCGAACACCGTAAACTCTCTAGAATGCAAGATAAAATATATTTGAATCCGGCATCAGAATACCAACAAAGTGTCTATTCCTACATCATTCGACAATTTCTCGCCTTGAAACGCGACGAAATGCGCACGATTGAAGAATCCGTTTCCGTCGGCATTAATATCCTGCGAAGCCCAGTGGAAGCTCTCAATATCTCCTACCCATCCGACGACTTTAACCCCGAAACCAATAATATCAACTACGACATTCGTCTTCTAGTTGGTAAATACGGTCTAAGAAATATCATGAACTATAGCGAAGATACGAAAACAGGTTTTGAATATAAAGATGATAAACCGCACATATTTTCCAGAGAGTTAATCGGCAACTATAGTTCTAAAATAAAGAGTATTTGCGACAATATATATAAATCGGAAGGTATTATACTAATTTACAGTTTTTATATTGAGGGCGGTGTAATACCTATGGCACTGGCATTAGAAAGTATGGGGTTTACGCGATATGGTACGAAAGCAAGATCGTTATTCAATAACCCACCCGATGGGGTAAGAGCAATAGACGGAATTACATCACGCCAAAGAGGCGAAATGCGCGCGAATGAGACATTTTTCCCAGCAAAATATGTTGTCATTTCGGGAGAAGCGTCTTTATCGCCTGATAATATAGGAGACGTGAAAGCTGCTAGCAATGAAGCAAACTTTGATGGAAGATTCGTGAAAGTCATTATTATTTCAAAGTCGGGAACAGAGGGTCTCGATTTCAAGAATATTCGCCAAGTTCATATATTGGAGCCATGGTATAATATCAATCTGACGGAGCAAACGATTGGTCGAGCCGTGCGAAACTGCAGTCATAAAGACTTGGAGTTCGAAAAAAGAAATGTTCAAATTTTTCTACATGGGTCTATTTTAACAAATACGCCAAACGTAGAAGCGGCGGATATTTACATGTATCGTCTTTCCGAGAGAAAAGCGCGGTACATAGGCGAAGTAAGTCGTGTATTGAAAGAGAATGCCGTAGACTGTCTTCTCAATATCGAGCAAACAAATTTCACGGAAGAAAAATTCGATGAAAAATTAAACAGTGAACCAGTACCGCAAATACTCTCGTCATATAACCCTGAAACAAAAAGTAACATAGTGATTCAGTATAAAATCGGCGACAAAAATTATTCCGCGGTTTGTGACTATATGGAATGCGTTTTTAGTTGTAAACCGGGAATGAATGAAAGTCGTATTGGGTCAAGAAAAGATATTTTCACGGATGCAATTATAACCATGAATACGGATAAAATTGTACAGAGGATACGCGATATTTTCCAAGAAAAATTCTTTTATAAAAGAACAGCGCCGGGTGAAAAAATACAGGACATATCGAGCGACTTAATTTCCACAATCAACTACAATAAGAAATATCCAATCGAAGCAATCGATATTGCCCTTACACAGTTGATAGAAGATAAGAATGAATATATTCGTGACAAATATGGTAGATACGGAAGACTCGTAAATATTGGTTCGTATTATTTATTCCAACCTCTCGAATTGGACAACCCTATCATACCTATTCGCGATAGACAGAAACCGGTGGATTTTAAACGCGAAAAAATCATATTTAAACCGAATAAAGAACAAAACTATTTCGAGGAGTTTAAAAAGTCGTATATTTCAAGCATACAACAATCGCGTGCATCGTCAACTGGAAAACTAGGTAAGCCATCTATTCAAAAGATGCCGGGATTGTCAACACTAGAAGAAGTAAGCGAAGATACAGGCGAAGGCGTTGAAAGTGAAGACGAACTTTTCAAATATTTTTCGACAGTTAAGAAGGAACCAAAGGCGTTTACAAAAGCGAAAAAGCAATTTAATGAAGCGAACAAACAGAATAATTATAAGAGAGGTAACAATGATTGGTATTATAACTGTGGTAATATTTTAGAAAAGAAATTATCTTTTATTCCACGAGATTTATTACAAATGTTGTTAGTGTCGCATATTTTAGAAGAACTAAACATTGATGAAACACTTTCGATTCTGAACTATATTATTTCCCCAAAACGTCGTGAAACAATCGCCGAAAGAAGTGAAAGTCCTCAAAAGTACATATTTGATGAACTACTCGAAGAATATTACGAAAAAAATATTTTACGTAGTAGAAATGGGATGGAAGGAGTATTATTAATTAATATAGATGGTACATATCAATTGTTTATAAAAGATGCGAATCTAAACATGTGGAAACCCGCGGGTCCGGCGGATATTGAGTATTTTAAAAAGGATATTTCCGAAAAAAATACAATAACTCCTGAAAATCCTTTAAATAAATATATTGGATTTATAACGTCAATTAAAAGAAAAGACTTTTCTTCTCTCATTTTTAAAACAAAAAAAATATCTGAAGGCAAAGGCAAAGGCAAAGGCAAAGGCAAACTATTTGCAAGCAGTATTGCTTCAAGATGCGACCAAGCCGGTAGAGCAACAACCCAAAAAAATATCATGGAAATGTTAACATCTTCGAAAATAAATGAAGTAATAGATGCTCTGCCGTATGAGAAAAAAGAAGAGTATTTAAATTATGGTATTGAAAATAGAAGAGATGAAGATGGAGAAATAATTCCTCTAACAGATGAAGTATTAACCGAGATATTTGTTAACCGCATTTCTCTCGATAATAGTAGTCCTTTATCTCTTTCAAATAAAAGATTTACAAGTGAAATAGAGTTATGTATTTTACAGGAGTTTATTCTACGTTATTTTGATGTGATAAGAAAAGATGAAAAACGATGGTTTTTAACTCCTGTGCAAGTTTTACTCAACAAAGTAGAAACATTAAGATAATTCAATTCAACAATATACGTAATTTAATATACGTAATTTAATATACGTAATTTAATATACGTAATTTAATATATGTATTTTAATATACGTAATTTAATATATGTATTTTAATATATAACATTTATTTACATATATTATATATAAAATCAAAAATATTTAAACTATGAGTAGCAGAATATCATCATCGTCTACCCAATCTAGAAGAAATGCCGTAGCTGGCAAAGTCTCACTTTATGTTAAAAATATAATTTCTAAAAAATTATCAGTACCTATAAAATACGTCGGAACAAATATTGCCGAAATTCTCGAACAAATTCTAAGTAGTAATTTTGAAGGTAAGTGTTGCGTAGAAGGTTATGTGAAGCGTGGTTCAGTTAAAATTATTACGTTTTCTAGCGGAAACATTCTAGGAAATTGTGTTATTTTTACAGTTGTTTTTGAATACTTGGTATGTAATCCTCCTCAAGGTATGCGAATATCATGCGCGGTTAAAAATATAACAAATGCTGGTATTTTAGCGCATATTGATGAGGGCGAGTACTCACCTTTGAATATTTTTATTGCAAGAGACCATCACTACAATATTCCCTATTTTTCGGAGTTGAAGGAAAAAGATATTATTATGGTTCGCGTAATCGGACAAAGATTTGAATTAAACGACCCTTTCGTATCTGTAATTGGTGAGCTAGAATTAAAACAAGAAAGAGAATCGAGAAATAGTTTGAGACGTCAAATAGAAAATGCACAAAAAAAGGGTAATCCATTATCAGTAATTTTAGAAGAAAATAGTGATATGTTAGGAGAATTTAGAATATCGAATGAGGCTGAGGCTCAGGCTGCTGCCATAGCCGAAGAAGATTCTGAACAAGAAAAAGCTGCAGAGGAACAGGAACAGGAAGAGGGAGAGGGAGAGGGAGAAGAAGAGGAAGAGGGAGAGGAACAGGGAGAAGAAGAGGAAGAGAAAAAAGAAGAAAAAGCCGCTGAGGAAGAGGAACAGAGTGAAGAAGGGGAAGAAAAAAAAGAAGAGTAACAATAAAATAGTAGTTTCATGGTAAAACGTGTTTGTATTTATTTTGGTTTTTATTTTGGTTTTTATTTTGGTTTTTATTTTGGTATTTATTTTATGTTATGTTGTTTGGTATAATATAATATAAATAAAATTGAAACTATTATAAAGATAAATTAATATAGTAAAGTAACATCCTTATCCTTTCGTATCGTATTATATCGCAAATCTTTAATCATGGCTACATGCGCACCTGTTTCAGAACATGCTCCGATTACTTTCACTACTACTTCTACTATTGTTGAACCTAAAAAAAGAGGTCGTGCCAAAAAGAATGCATCGACTTCTACTACTACTACTACAAATACTACAACGATTACAATTACGCCAAAATTTATAGAAGTTGACAAATCCGGCAATGGTCACAATGGTCACGGTTCAGACGAGTCGTTAGAAAATGTCGACCAAAGTTTTAAAAATGAAATTGTATCTCCAAAAGCGGAGTTAGCAGACTCGGAAGTATCAAATACAAATACAAATAGTTACAACAAAAGCAGCACCAATGACAATACTCCAAATGAAAACACGGAAAACGAGACACACGCAAATCATAGTTCTCTCGATGAAAATGATGAAAACGACGATGGACTATATAAGTTAGAACAATTTAATTATGATATTTTAATACCATTTATACTTATCAACATGCACGCATCTAGCAGAAGTAATATTCTTGCTCTTTTGCACACCACACTTGTAAGTTGCATTGAGGGGAGATGTATTTCTGAAGGATTTATCAAACCTAATACGGTAAGAATCGTTGACTTCAAATGTGGAAAAATAGTCGCTAAAAATGTACAATTCAATCTTGTGATAGAGTGCTATGTCTGTAATCCTCTCGAAAATGCGACAATTAACTGTATTGCCAATAATATTACACAAGCGGGGATTCGAGCAATTTCAAATGACAAGTATTTGCCTGTTGTCATATACATCTCGCGAGACTATAGTATGTTGACTCAAAACACCTACTACAATGAAGTGAAAGAAGGTGACAGGATAGCGATAAAAGTTATTGGAAAACGCTTTGAAATGAACGACAAATTTATTCAAATTATTGGTGAGTTGGTTTCACCGAAAAAGGAGCGAGTTTTATTGAAAACTCCTAAAAAATCAAATACGACAACAACACCTACACCAAGCCTCAGTTCTATAGGGGATGTTGTTATTACTTCTACGACAACTCCTGCGGCGACGACCGTACAAAAAGAGTCGAAAGCGCCCAAGGCAACGAAGGCACCCAAGGAACCCAAGGCACCCAAGGCACCCAAGGAACCCAAGGCAACGAAGGCAACAAAGGAACCAAAAGAACCCAAGGAACCCAAGGAACCAAAGGCACCAAAAAAATCAATTAAAAGCAACGTAGATGCATGAAAATAAATACATATAAATTTGTATAAATCTTCAAGAGTGTAAAATAAAATATAACTTTAAGATAAAAATATATAGAAAGATTTTTTTATGTAACTATAACTATAACTATACATGGAAACAGAGGAAAACATATTGTCGCAGTACCATACTAAAAAACATGTATCGGACAATAAATACTTTATAGATTCTTTGAAATTTTTAAAAGAACGCATTGAGTCTACTAACTCATTTCATCAGGTAGAAATTTTAAAAATATTTAACGACAATGGTGTTCTAATTAATGAAAATAAAAATGGTGTTTTTATTAACTTGACATATGTAGATTCGCCTATTTTAGACAAAATTTACAAATATTTAAGCTATGTGAATAAACAAGAAGACCAACTAAACGAAATTGAAAAAGAAAAAGAAAAAATTGCTACTTCTTTTTTCAAGTAAACTGCTAGGATGAATACTTATTACTATCATGAATACTTATTATTATATATTGATGCGTACATGTCAATGTGACCATATCAATATATAATATTTTCAAACTATAATAAAGACATGTTTAAGTATAAGTATAACAATACCTAGACATAGACGTTTTAAAAAGTCAAAAAATTAATAAATGTCTGCATCAACGCCATCATCAAAATCATCATCATTGGGAAAAGAACTAAAAAAAACAAAAAACATAAACGGCGATGATTCAGTAGCATCATCTTTGAATTCACTTGTAAAAAAACAGTTTACAAATATGACGGAACAGTATAATTTATATGCGTCGACTATAAACCAAATGGAAGAAAAAATAAAGGAATTAAAAAATATAATGCTTTCCGAGTGTTTTTTACAACACTGTCAAAATTTTACAATCGATACTCCAAACCATGTAAAAACCAAAACCAAAACCGAAACCGCAAATAAAAATAAAGTCAACACTACAAAGAAAGACAATAGTGTCGACTATCATAAAAATATTATTATAGCATCAAGTAGTGAACATAACGAACATGGTAACACTGTAAATGAAATTATAGATGAAAATGGTTCAAAAGAAGACAACGTAAAATTAGAATACTTTACTCCATCGCAGTCGAATTCCCTTTTTTGGTGTTTTTATATTATTTACAACGGTTTCGCCTCTTATGAATATGAGTCCAATTATTTTACAGCAGAACAACAGTTCAAGATTCAAACCATCGAGAAGGTAAAAAGAGGCGAAGGAAAAGCGGCTTTAAAGGAATATAAAATATCGAAGACATGTTTTGAGGGAGGGTTATTGGGGTGTACAAATATAAATGCCAAAACTTTGTATGCTCTTTGTTTATGTTATAGTTTGAATATATTCTACATCTATAAAAATACGTATTATGAAATGATTTCAGATATAAAAAAACCAGTTCATATTGTTAAGTATAATGCAGAAACAAATAACTATTCGATTCGTCTTCCTGTGGATACAAGTGCGACGGAAACATTGAGCAAACATTCCGAATATATAGAAAAAATCAAGGAAACATATTGGAAACTCGACAACCTTGAAAAACCTCTTCGTCCTATTACGGCATACTCGGTACAGGACCTTATTACTATTTGTTCAAAGCTTGAGATTGATATTGATTTTATCTGTGAAACAACGAAGAAAAACAAAAAGAAAACAAAAGCTCAACTATATGCGGATATAATGCATAAGTTATAAATATGGTGAGTTATAAATATGGTGAGTTATAAATATGGTTATTTTTTAAATATTGACAAATATTTGTTTTTTAAATTGTAATATAAAATTGATTACAATTTAAAATAATAGTACGATTATATATACAACACAGATAGAGAGATGTCTCGATCGAATCCTAACCCCAAGCCAAAAGAAATGTTCAATATCATGACACAAAAATATTTAGACAACATTTTGAAAAAGGAAGATGGTGTATCAGAGCTCGAAGTAAAATTCGGAACAAGAGGCGTCAAGGAAATTACGAAAGACGATTTCGACAATGTCGTCAAAAAATTACTCTCCACAGGTTTTAAAATCTCAAAATCACAAGAATACTGTCTCAAAATTCAATCCGAGTTCACAGACATCGCAACCGGCAAAACAAAGTTATCCAACATTAGAACAGAAGTATACGGTTTAAGTAATATACAAAAATATTGCAGGAATGATCGTCTCGAAGACATTAACTACCGCTTCGTCCAAAAAATGCAAGCAAAAGAAGGCTCCGAAACTATACGCCCCGTCAACTTTGACGACTTCAATTTTCGCCTCAGTTATCAGAAGGAAAAGATTATCCCCATCTCTTCTGGTCTCGGACAATCTATACTATCCACGTGGATAAAAGAGAAGAAGATTTTTCGACACATTAACCGCACGACTTTGATTCACGACGACTACCCATTTCATGTAGACATATCCGTCGTCAAAGAATCGCATCGTCGCGACGGTCACCTCATCCCCGAGTACTCCTTTCAAGCATCTAAGACAACCGAATGTGAACCGAAATACGAAATCGAAATTGAAATGGATAACCACCTTGTCGGCATCGGCAAAAAAATGAATAATGCTGTTGTCGTGGCAGATATATTGCGAACCGGTATTAAAATAGTATTATCAGGTCTTCAGGGTACAAATTTCCCAGTATCATACGACGAACTTGCGCATACATCCAGAGACTACTACTACCTACTATATCCAAATGAAAAACCGAAGCATAAGTCGGACAAAGGGGACAAAGGTGACAAAGGGAGCAAGGGTTCCGCTGCTGAAGTAGAGTTAACTGACCCTAAAAATATTACACTAACGCCGAATCATTTTATCGGTCCATCATCCTATACGCTTCAAGTAGTAAATATTGCCCCCATAAACGATGACTGCTCTATTCCCAATATTAGAAATAACTATACCGTAACAGATAAGGCGGATGGGATGAGAAAGATGATGTATATTTGCCCCAACGGAAAAGTTTACTTGCTAACTACAAATATGAACTTTGAGTTTACGGGTGCGGTTTGTCGCGAAGAACGCGTCCACAATACACTCATTGATGGCGAACATATTCTACATAATAAAAACGGAGAATACATCAACTTGTTCGCCGCATTTGACCTATACTTTATAAACGGCAGAGACGTCCGACAAAAAGCCTTCGTGGTTACATCGTCTAGTTCCGATAAAAGAGCAAGCGAAGCTGTCGGTGAAATGCTAGGTGAATATGAAGAAGAATTCGAATCCGAAACGGATATAGGTGAGGGTGCACGCGCGCGCTCATCGCAGAAGAAAAGTATGGAACTTCGCGAAAAAGAGATGCCTCGCGGTTCGGCAAAAGGTAACGAAGACTCGCGGCTTTTCTTACTTCATCAGATTATCCGCGACATGAATATCCAGTCTGTAATCTCCGGCGACAATATTCCTATCAAAGTCGCTGTGAAAAAATTCCAGGTCGCTTCCCCAGATAAGAGCATATTCGCCTGTGCGAATTTTATTATATCCGGTCAAAAAGCCGGCACCTTTGAATATCAAACCGATGGTCTTATATTTACTCCATGCAATACGGGCGTCGCCAGCAATAAAGTCGGCGTTGCTGGACCACTACATAAGGTAACATGGGATATGTCGTTCAAATGGAAACCCCTCAATCAAAACACAATCGACTTCTTAATTACAACCAAAAAAAATAAAAATGGCACTGACGCGGTCGGGAATATATTTGAAACAGGTATTGACACGATGAAGAGCGAACAGCTTCAGCAATACAAGACAATCATTTTGCGCGTCGGGTATGATGAACGCAAGCACGGCTATATTAATCCCTGTGCTGCTGTTATCGATGATAAGTTGCCTCACGCGGGAGATGTTGACACCGGCGATGGCTATAAGCCTGTACCCTTTTATCCGACCAACCCATACGACCCCGAAGCGTCCATATGCAATATCCCGCTACGCGAAGACCAAAACGGCGTTTTACAAATGTTTACTAGCCAAGACGAAATTTTCGACGACGAAACAATCGTGGAATTTAGTTATGATGCCACGCGCCCGAAACATTGGAGGTGGGTAGCTGAGCGCGTTCGCTACGATAAAACCGCCGAATATAAACGCGGCATTAAAAACTACGGGAATGCGTATCATGTCGCGAACAATAACTGGTACTCGATTCACAATCCTGTTACCTTGGAAATGATAACCACGGGTCAAAATATCCCCGATGAACTTGCCGACGACGATGTCTACTATAACAAGACTAGTGGCGATAATAAGACACGTTCTATGCGCGACTTCCACAACCTATTCGTCAAA